GCCAGCCGAGGCTGGAGCGTCGCCGCGCCGATGAGAATGTCCAGACGGCTCGGGTTCTGGTCGGTCCCGATCTGGTACTGGCTGACCATGCGGATCGAGAAGCCCAGCGCTTTCGACCGCACAAACGTGGACTTTGCGCCGCCTTCCGGCTCGTCCAGATCCGCCATCACGAACGCGAACGCATCCGGATGGAAAATCAGCGACTGCGGCGAGGACGTCGTCGCCAGCGTGCCGCCGGCGGGGTTCGCGCTCCACACCGTGATCGCCGCGCCGTTGGCCGGCGAGGTGTCCACCGTCTGCAGCGAGCCGGAGGTGATGATCGACGGGCTGATCCCGATCGTCATCGCGCCGGTCGTATCGCTGATGTCCGAGGTGACGACAAACTGCTGCAGCCGGCCTGTGGACTGGTAGGACAGCGGGTTGACGCCGTTGACGCCGGCGATGGTGAAGACGTCGCCCTTCTTCAAGGACGACGCACCGGACGCCCAGCCGGAGGTGATGAGGCTCGAGCCGGTCTGGCCCGCGCCGTTCACCACAGGCGTCGACGCCGTGAACGTCCCGGTCACATGCACCGGACGGTTGCTGTCGATGTACCACTCGGAAATGCCGAGCGCCGGGCCGCCGAACTGCCCTTCGCGGTAGTTGCGGCCGACCGCGCCGCCCAGGGCGAAGAGCTGCGACGTGGTATTGACCATCGTCGCCTGCGCCATCGCATCGAGGACCGCGACGCGGCCGCTCGTCGGCGCGCTCTGGTCGGTGAGCTTCACGCCGGCCTGGAGGAAGGTCAAAAGTGCCGACGGCGTCGTGCCGGGCGTGCCCACCGCGTTCCAGATGTCCTTGTAGACCGCGTTGAACGCGAGGACGTCCGCGCCGTTGGCCAGCGATTCCGCCGCCGGATTCACGAGCCGCTCGCGGATGTTGTCGAGTTCCGTGGTCCGCTCGGCGCTGGAGTAGCCGAAGGCGACCTGCTTCTGGTTGGTCAGGCTGATCGGGACCGTCTGATCCAGAATCGGCTGGAGCTGGAGCGCCTGGCCGTCCATGACCGCCCAGCGCTGCGGCATCCGGGCAAGCACGGTATTCCCCACCTTGGCGCCGCCGACGCGGAAGCGGTCGTCATAGGTGCGGTTGACGTTGTTGACGAAGACGACTTTGTTGACGTAGCCGCGGGCGACTTCATTGGTCACCCAGGTCGGCGTCGCGATGGTATTGGCCACTGTGCCGCCTTACTTACCGGCGGCCGCTCGCCCGCTCTTTCGCATTCCCTCGCCGAATCCACTCTTCGATTGGGAGGTCATCCGACAGCTCGTTCGGGTCGGCCGCGTGAGGCGAACTGCCGAGCGGCTGGATCGGCGGTTTCGCATGACTCACTTCCGCTTTCGGCGCGGGAGCCGCAGACGTGGCCGCACCGAGACGGGCTCCGAAGATCGCCAATTCCTGAATGACCTCATTCGGGTGCAGCGTGGCGAGGCGCTGAATGACGCCGGGTTCCGTGAAGTGCAGCAACAGCTCCCGCGGATGCTCGGAGCGGAACACCCGCTCGGCGAGAAACGCGTGAAACGCCGCTTCGTTGCGCTGACGGGGCGGCAGCGCCTGCAGGCGGGCGTAATCCTCCGGCCCGTAGGCACTGATCGGTTTGGCATCGGCGACGGGCTGGTACGCGCGGGCCATGAAGCCGGGGTCGGCGGCTTCAGCTTCATCGAGACGCTTGGAAAACTCGGCGGCGTGCTGCTCGAGCGCTTTCCACTTGGCCTCTTCCGCGGCGCTCTGCTGCTGGGCGGCACGCTCTTGCCGCAGTTCCTGACGGGCGACCCACTGCGCGACGTCCCGCATGTACTTCCGGTCGAACTGGCCATCGGGATACGTGGTCAGGTCGTCCGGATTCGGTTCGGGGTCGTGCGGATCGCTCGCGGCGCGCGGAGGTGGCGGCGGTTGCGGCTTCGGCGTCGGCGCGGGCGGCGTCGGCTCGGATTTGCGCTGCGCTTCGATCTCCGCGGCGCGGCGTTCGGCGGCTTCGGCACGGCGTTCGGCTTCGCGCTGCTTCGCAATGGCCTGATCGATGCGCGCTTGCGGGTCGTTACGCGGCTTTGCGGGCTTCTTGAACTGGCCCGTCTGCGGATCGCGGTCACCTTGGGGTGGGGCTTGCTTCGGCGGCTCGGCCTGATCGGGCTTCTCCGTTGGCTCGGGGGCGTCTTCGACGGGCGTCTCGGTCGTGGGTTCGTTCACCGCGAGCGCCTGCCGCATTTCCTCCGGCGTCTCGTGACTGCTCTGGATCTCGAAGTCGCCGCTCTGAATGACGCCTGCGCCGTCCATTGCTCTCCTGCTCAAAAAATGCGAGGGCAACAAAAAAGGGGACGGCAACGGCTCCTATCAGAGCCATCGCACGTCCCCTCTCGTGCCCCCTTTGTCGTCTCGCGCCGCGCGGGGTGCGCGGTGTTCGTCCCGGCCGGGACTAGCGAGCCGTCAAACCTGTGTTACTTCACCTGATACCTCTGCGGCAGTTTGAGATTCACGACAGTGCCGATTTTTGTGTACGGATACGCCGGCCCAGACGACACCGTCCATGTGGTGATCGTGCCGTCGGCAAACTCCACCGGCACGATCTGGTGATAGCCGACGATTGTAGATGGCGACGCCGCTGGCGGTACGAGCGGAACAGCCTTCGGCGCGACCACGAGCGCCACGAGCGAACCGAGAAAGCCGCGACGGTTCATCGCTTCTTCGCCTTCACATGCGCCGGCTTTGATTTCATCGAGCCGGAGGCGTATTCCCGCAACGTCTTCGAGCCCATCGACTGCCGCACCTCGCGCGCCTTGGGAAAATCCGCGCCGTGGAGCGCGGCGCCCATCAAGCGCTGCTGCGATTTCGAGCGTGCCGGACTCATGATAAAATCAACATCCTCATGCCGAAGCTAAATCCCAACAAGTTCAGAACTTGCGGATGTGGCTGCGGCCAAGCGACTCCGCTCATGTATGACGCTGCGGGCCGTTTCAAAGGGTATGCACGCGGAATCCCCGGCCACCAACGCCGAAAGGCCAACACCCGATTGCATGCGTTTCGACAAGCGATGCTCGCGAAAGCTCGCGAATTGCGGCAGCAACCATTGGGCGCGACGCGCCTGCATGATTCCGGTCGCGGTGTCTATCGACGGATCAAGGTCGCCCGTTCCGGCAAATGGCCGTACGAACATCGCATCGTCGTTGAACGAACACTCGGTCGAAAACTCGGGCCGCGCGAACACGTGCATCACATCAATGGCGACACGCTCGACAATCGTCCCGAGAATCTGCAAGTACTCTCGCCCGAAGCGCATCGCAGCCATCATTCCAGCATCACAACGTGGTCGCGCCAATACGAAGCCTGCGTAAAGTGCGGCGAAACAGCGCGCAAGCATCTGGCTCGTGGCCTGTGCTCGCGGTGTTACCAGCTCTAGCGCCTTACTTTTCGCCGGCATCGTGAGCCTCAGTATTCAAAACCGCCGTGACCGATTGCAAACGTCCATCAGCCGCACACGACGTCGAACCGCACCAGCGACTGGTCAAAGCCAACGTAGTACTGACAGATGCCGCGCACCGACAACTCCGGCGTCATCGCGACCGCGACCTGGGCACCGTGGAGGTCTATCGGTAACACGCCGGTACGCTTGGCATTTATCTCCCGCAACCGTCGCGCCAGCAACAGCCCCACCGGCCGCACCCACCGCTCATAGTCGAGCCCGTTGTGATCGACCTCGGTCGGCATCTCAGCCGTCACGTAGAACTGTCGCGTCAGTCCATCCTCACCAATCCGACGCTTCTGGACCACGGTTCCCTGCCACTGCGTCAGAATCTCGCGATGAATCTGCTGCGTCATCGCCGCTAAGCCGACCATCGCATCAGGCTTGAGCAGCGGGTGCCCGTCCGACACAGCCGGCGGCTGCCAGAGCAACGTGGCCGGATCGATCGTCAGCGCGCCGACTGAGGCGAGCAACGTCCCAAGGAAGCCGCGACGGTCCATCATGCCCCGCCGCAGTATTCAAAACCTCTCGCCCCGATTGCAACCGTCACCAGCGCCTGTACGGTGGTGCCAATGGTCCGACCAACGCGTTGAACCGTTGCCGCGTCTCCTGTTTCGCCTTGATCGATTCGCGCCTCAAGCGGGGCCAATCTTTCGACCGTCGCAGCTCTCGAACCCAAGACGCCACGAGCGGCCTTAGCACAGCAGCTAATCCCTCATAGTCCAGCGAGCGCCAGGAGGGCATCGGCGCGCCAATCATGCGCTTTTTGGCTGAGCCGCCCGGACACACCGACGCCCAGACACCGGGCCCATCGGTCATCCGCAGTTCGACGTCTGCGCTTAACGCCGGAACCGCGTTGACCAGATGCCGCAACGCTTCGCTGACAACGAGCGTGCGCGTGATGCAAGTGGTCACCACTACCACTATCCCCCGTTTCCATTCACCGGCGGCGGCGCGAGCGCGGCCTGCTGCTCGTTGACCTCGAGCGCCTGTCCGTGCGCCTGATCCGCGCCATCCAGCGCTTGCTGGCCGCTCATCGCCGCCATCCCGACCTCGTGTGAGCGGTCGAGCTCGCCTTCGTGCGCTTCGTGCGCCAGCGCCATCGCTTCGATGCGCGCGTCGGCCTGCGCGCCCATGCCCTTGGCTGCGGCGTTCACCTTCGCCACCGCGATCGCGCCAGCATTCTTCAGCGACTGCATATGCAGCTGCATGTCCGCCGCGATCTTCGCCTTCAAGACATCGGCGTCCGCCTTGAGTTTGGCTTCCTGCACGCCAGCCTGCGCCTTGGCCTGATCGGTGGCGATCTGCTGCGCCATCTGCTTCGCCTGCTCGCCCAGCATCTGCAACTGCTGCTTCAGCTGCATGTTCTCCTGCTCGGCTTTCGCCGGATCGTTGTCGTCTTTCTGCAGCTGCGGCGGGAGCATCTTCTTCGCGCGCTCGGCGGCTTCCATGTGTCCCGGCCACGTCTGAAATTTCAGCCACAGATCGCCAAAGATCTGGAACAGCCCCGGATTGGCCTGGAACAGCATCGAGAGGCCGTCGGAGCCTTCCTCGATCCGCGACTCGCGTGCCTTGCCCACACTCACCACCACGCCGTACGTGCCTTTCCGCAGGTCGTAGCGCTTCGCGGCATCTTTCGGGTTCTGCACCCGCGCGTCAGTCTCCGGGCCTTCGGGCAACGCCTGCGGCCGCCCGTTCTCGCCCTGGACGAACGGCTTATTCAGCATCACCGTCTGGATGTTGTCCTCGAAGTCCAGCGTGCGCGCGATGCGGCCCGGCCGGTCATACACGTAGGGAATCAGGTCGAGCACGACCTTCGCTTCGTAGGTGATGGAGATCTGCGCCAGGTTGTCGAGGAAGTGGCTATTGCCCCGCAGATGCTGATCCTGTAGCGCGAGAATCCCGCCTTTGGTTTTGTTCGACGGATCGGCCTGCCCTAACGTCTCCCGAAACGCGCCGGTCCCGCTCTGGATGAACTCCCGCGCCATCCCCAGCAGCATCATCGACGGGCCGAGGCGGCTGGTATCAATCTGCGTCCGCTGCGGCGGCGGCAACGGCTCTCCATTGAGCGCTGTCGGCTTGTAGCGCACGTACGGCAACTGGCGGACTGCAGCCAGCAGGAACTCTTTCTCGTGCCCCTCTTCCTGCCCTTCCGCGATGAGGTACGGGGCTTTGGTCTCCATCGACGCGATTTCGATCGCATTCGAGGCGGCGACGTTCAGCATCCGCGCCGCTTCCTTGTTCGGGCCGTAGACGCCGACCCAGCGGCGCTCGTCATCGAAGGGCTGGAGCTCCTGCCCAATCACCGGAATGATCGGGATGTAGCGCCCGTCGCGGTCCTCCTGTTCGAGCACCTCGCGGCCGTTCATCTTCACCCACTTCAGCTTCGGGACGTGCTCCTTACGGGCGCGCTCGTAGGTCTCGCCATCCTTGCGGTACTTCGGCGTACGACCCTTGGGAATCTCGTCGTCATAGGCGTCGCTGTCGTCATCCAACAACACGCGCGTGCGTTCGGTGTAGTCGAGGTAGAAATACTCCGCGACGAGCACCGCGCGCGCTTCGCCCTCGCCCGTCATCCAGCGCGGGCGCTCGTCCTCCGGCATCTCGTCGAAGAAGCCGATCGGATCTTCGTTCTCGGCGCCGTACTTGGTGAGCTCCGAGTTCGGATAGTCCCGCTTGTAGGTCGACCACGGCACCCACTGGGTCACAAACGCCCAGCGGCCATCGGACCAGTCCGGTTCCTGCGCGAACGGGTCGAAAATCGCCGCCTCCTGATGGAGCAGGCGCTTGATGACGATCTTCTGGTCGGTCCAGTGTCCCCCGTCATCGGCGTATTCGGTCAGCACGCGATACGCGCCGCGCCCACACTTCACCGCCCGCTCATACGCCCAGCTGCGCGCCAATCCGGCACGGGAATCCACCTCGATCCGGCGATACAGCCCTTGCAGAATCTCGGCGGTGTCATCGTCCGCGTCTTCCGAGAGCGGGTGAATCTGCACCCCCAGATGCGCGGCTTTCTCCTGATTCAGAATCAGCTGGACGGGCTGCTGCAGCGAGGGAATGGAGATCGTGGGGCGGGCGGGGACGCTCAGGCCGCCGATCGTCTGCCCAGCGCGGTACTGCTTCACCTCGTCTGGCCACATCAGGTCGGGCACCTGACACTTCAGATCGTCCCGTTCCCGGTCGACTTGCTCTTTGATGGCGTCGACGCCGACGGCGTAACAGCGGCGCGCTTTGGCGAGGAGCCGTTCCTTCTCCGACAGCTCGGGCTTGTCGTCGTCGAGATCGGAATCGCTCATCGGCCTGTGAACAGCCAGCGGAGACGCTGCCAGAAGGTGCGGCCGTGAAAGGCTTGCTGCACGGATTCGA